AACGTCTTTGCAAACTTCTTTTCTTCCTAGTGTTAAATCACAAGCCATAATATTTTTTGTATAAAAAAAGGTGGCGTTTGTTGCACCACCTTTCAAGTTATTTAATCAGTTACTTAGTTTACAGAGTTAACGATTCCGTAAGTTACAATTTCCTCAACGATTCCGTATTGAACTCCGCCAGTCATTCTCATAACAATTCTTACGTTTTGTGATCCGTCGATGTCTGCCATATCGATAACTTTTACTTCGTTAGTATCGTTTAACAAACCAGTTCCGAAATAAAGGTTTTCGCTTTGTGCAGCAACCGCTGTATTGGCAGCTAAACCTTGTGTCATTTCTAGTTTAACACCGTCAAACATTAAACCACTACCCATTGAATACCATTGTGTACCTTTTGTGTCTGTACCTGATGATCCAACTCCGTTAGCTGCATAACCGCCCAACGCTCTGATGTATGCTTTGTAAATGTTTTGTGCTACAAAGATTGTTAAATCTTCTTTTCCGTATAATGTTGCAGGAATAGCATCTACAATTTTTCCAAGTTCTGCGATAACGTTTGTAGCGTCAACGGTTGTTCCTGTAATTTCGTTTGCAGTAGGTAGTGCAGCATCAAGAGACAAAAGGGTAGTAAATCCGTTAAATTGTCCGTTTGTTGCAGCAACACCTCTCCAAATGTTTACCTCGTTTTCAGCAGCTACTTTAGCAACGTGATTCGCTACTAAGAAATCTGCAAAACTTGGAGGCAAAGTATCAAAAGCAGAATAACCCATTGATACCGCATCCCAATCAGAACGGAAATCTTTTTTACAAAGTTGGTTATTTACTTGTAATTCTTTTGGCTCTAAAATACGCTCGGTCAATGTGATTGTTCCAGTAGCGTCAAAGTCGCACGTTCCATCTTTCAACAAAGAACCTTGTGTTAATTTCTTAACTACTTCTTTATATTTGATGTTTGGTTTAATTGTAACCAATCCTTTCTCTAAGGTTGGAGCAGAAAGCAATGCTGCTGAGATATATTTCCCTGCTGATTCTCCTGCGTAAGTCGTTGTAATGCTAGTTGTTGTTGACATTTAGTATATGTATTTTTTGATTAATGATTATGCTTCTGAAGCCCAAATTCCAACACCACCAACGATAAACCATTTTGTCAATGCTACTGCTTTTAGTATAACATAGTCGCCATTGTTTGCGGTTGCTTTTGTGTTGTTTAATTTTTTACCTACTACTCCGCTTGCTACTGCGTCTGCTGCTGCGTTTGCAATACTTCCGTTAATTCCATCTGTTGAAGACGGATCAATTGATAGCAATACAGCTCCATCTGCTCCCGTGTTTCTAAATGAAAATTCCATTCCGATAGTTTCGGCTGTAATTGTTGGTAAATTTAAAACGATAGCGTCTGTTGCTACGTTGTAAGTTCCTGACGCATCTGCTGCTGTAAAAGTAGTAGTTGCAGTAACCGTTGTTTCTTTTGAACGACTTAATAAAGGATCGTTACTTACTGATGTGATTGTTCTTGACATTGTTGTTTAGTTTTTTGAAAATAGTTTTTTATAAATTCTGTCTTGTGTTGTTTCAGGTCTTTTGCTATGTAGCAAATTAACTTCCACTTTCTTTTCGTTTTCAGGATTGTAAACCAAAGGCGCAGGAGCGGCAGATAATTGAACTTTCAATTCGTTTAATTCCGCTTCTAATTTTGCGTTTTTTGTTTTCTCAACTTCCAACTCTTGTTCTTTTGCGAAAAAAGTTTCTTTAGAAACTGATTCAACAATTTTTTTAGGTGTTGCTTCCATTTCAGGTGCAACAATTTCCTCAGGTGTTTCAGCACTTGCTTCTTCTACTTCCGCACTTGCCTCTTTAACCTCTTTGATAATTCCCTCTTGTTCAACTACGATAATCGCACCGTCTGCAGTTGTGTACTCGCCAACTGGCATAGCAACAATTCCCGTTTCAGATACAATACCAATCGAATAATCAGGCTCAAAAGATTCCGCTTCAACAACGGTAACACCATCTTCCAACTTCATCTGCTCCAATTTAACTTGAATAGATAAAATTGCTTTGATTTGATTTAACGTTTTTTTGTACTCCATTTTGATTTATAAATTAATAATTACACTCGTCCCTTGATTCTCTAATGAACCAATACCTTGATTGATTAATTCCCCTTTGCAGCACTCACGGCTGTACGTTTCCTCATCTGCACACAAACACCCTCTTTTATTATTTGTCGGACTTGAATTATTTTTCATTTTCTAGAATTTTTTTAATTTGTTCTATTAAATTCTGCTCCTCTTTCATCTGCATTTTGTCTGCAAAATAACCCTCGATTGAAAATCCTTTTACCTTTCCGCTTTTAACATCTTCCCAAACTGCATCGTTATTACATTTCATCGAAATCATCCACGTGCCTACTGGAACATCAAAACCGTGAAAATTAGATTTGTCTTTTTCTTTGTCTTCAACAATCCAGCTTTCTGTAACGGTCATTCCGTCAATCTCTTTTTCGTGTTGCTGTGTAGCGTTAGATTGATTGTTATTTATAAAAAATAATTCAGATGCTTTGCGTACTGTTTGCTCACTAAAAAATACATAAAACTCCTCACCATTTTCTTTTCTGTAAATCTTTTTGTTTGGAATTAAAGCTGCACCCATTAAGATTTTCTTCTCGATGTTTACTTCTTTTAATTCCACTTCTAATTGTGAGGAAAGCGCAATAAAATCCGATTCAATCGCTGGTCTATCAACTACCGAAATAGCATCAATGCCATCTTTTTCGTTATCAATTACAAGTTCTACAATCTTCATTTTTTAGTGCTTTTAAAATATTATCGTTAAATAGTTTGTTTTGTTGTATTTTTATCCTAAAGAGGCATTTCTAATAATGTTGCGATCTAGTGATTGCCCCGTTGTTACATCGCTAGGAACTACATAAGCCTTAACGGGTGTTTGATCTTTTGTTGCCATTATTCCCGCTAATTGATTCACTCCGCTATTTCCTACGACATTAAATTGTGGTGCGCTTCCACCTCCACCACTATCTCCACCTGCTGCTCCACCTGCCGATGGCGCACCGCCACCACCTAACGCACCTAACGCTTTTGCTGTTGCTGCTAAATTGGCTGCTATTCCAATACCTGCTCCAACTTTATTCATTACTATTTCGGCTGCTGCTAATGCTGCACCTCCAGGCAATAAAGAATATTTTAATCTTGCTGCCGAATTTGCTGCATTTGTGTTTACTATAATTTTCGCTATACCTGCTGCACTTTCAGCAACCAATAAGGCTTTTTGAATTGCCTTATTTTTTATACCCAAAGTTTGCAATAAGTTTATACCTCTGCTTATATTATCTAATCCTGCGTTTTGTATTGCTAGTTTTGCATCGGCTACTGCTTTTGCAGTATCTATTTCATCTTTAGCATCTTTATCTGTTTTTGCTTTTTTATCAGCGTAATACTTATCTTGACCTTGTAATTTGATATTATTAACTTCATTCATTTGCGCTATTTCTAGCGTATCGATTTCTTCTTGTGTTCTGCCTTGCTGTTTTGCTAACTCTATTAATCTAAAATATTTATCATTTACTGCTGTTATTTCAGCTTGTTCTTTTGTTACTAAAAACTCCGCTTGTTTGTCTTGTGCATCTGAAAGAACTTTTGTTATTTCGTTTTCTAAGGCAACCACATTTTCTAATTGCGCTTTTTTTAATGCCTTAATTTGTTCTATTTCTTTATTTCTAGCGTCAGATATTTCTTTATTTCTAGCTGTTCTTTTATCGTGTGCCTCTTTTTGGTCGGCTTCCATCTGAGCATTAAGTTGCTTTTGTTGCTTATTTGCCGAACGCAATATTTGTGAACTTTCCGCTTCTAGGTTTAGTATTTCAGCTTTTGCGTCTGCGATTGCGTCGGCTCTTTCATCTGCTGATGCTTTTTTATTTAACTGCGCTGCTCTTAATGTTTTTCGTGCATTTTCTAAAGCGTCTTTTGTATATTCTGCCTCGCCTTTTCTTATATCCTCAATCGCTTTTTTCTTTTGTGCGTAAGTTGCATTTTCATCTGAAAGCAATTCTTTTGATTCTGCTAGATTTTTATTTAATTCTGCTCTTGCAACTTTTAAATCACGCATAGCATCGCCAACCTCTTGAAGTAATTTAGCCGCTTCTGCTCCTTTTTTAAACTCGGCAGCAATCTCATCACCAACTCCTGAGATAGCACTTTTTGCATCTTTAACCGCCCCGCTAAAATCACCCGAAAAGAATTTCGCTAACGCTTCGCCAAACTTTAAAAACCGATCACGAATTACAACCATAACGTTAGACAATCCGCTCATCATTTGCTCTAACTTATCTGCTCCCTCGTCTGTTGAAGTAAAGGCTTTATACAACGCAGTAAGTCCTAACACAAGCGCAGCAATAACAGCACCGATAGGATTTGCAACCATCGCCCACATTTGGGTTAATACTGCACCAAATCCTTTTTCTGCTCCTGCTAAAGCTGGGTTTAATTCAGTAACCATATTTTTAATAGCACCAAATGAATTTCCTGCAGCCCCCGCTTTATTTAAAGATGTGCCTACTTTGTCTGCGCTTTTATCAACGCTTTGAATAGCTGTATTTAATTGCTTAACATCTTGCGTTGTTTGGTCAATATTACTATTAACTTGTAAGTCTACTATTTTTGTGATAGCCATTTTGCTGCTGTTTTAATTTGTTTCCAATTTTTAGGAAATTGATTTTTACCTTTTGCTATTGCGATTAACTCTCCGCTGTTGTTTGGCACTTCTCTAAGAAGTGTAAATATTTGTCTAAGCATTTTGATTTACTGGTATTGAAAAATTAGTACTTGTTGCGCCTATAAAAAACTCAAATAATATATTATCTTGTCTCACTAACCCCGTTGCGTTTGCAGGAACTGAAACGCTTAACAAACCATCTTCATAAAAGTTAGTTCCAAATGAATAGCTACCTACTAAAAAACCGATTGCATTTTTTGCTCTCCACAAATCAAACTCTTTTATAAATACTTGCACCTCTATTACTTGCGCTGTATTATCTAAATCTAATGTGTTTAAATTTGATAGTCTTAATATTTCACTTTGCTCTCCTGTTAGCGTTGGCGAATTATCTAAAATCAATTCAAAGGAAGTTTCCCCAGTTGTGAGTTCGGGAGTCATCGTATTAATAATATATCGCTTGTTTGATACTATCATTTTATCTTTTAATCGTATTGAACAAATCAAAGAAGTTGGAAGCATCGCTTTTAATTTTAATATCCTTGCACGTTGGTTAAATAGATTCTCAATATAACTGCTATAAAACTTTGCATACAATCCGATAAAGTTTGTAGTTAAATCCCAAGCTGAAACCTCTGCGCCCCAATTTAATGATTGAGTGTAAGCCACATCTGAACCTGCTAATGGTAACTCGTTTGAAAATCTTACATAACTATCAATATCTATTGTAGTTGTATTGTCTGCTATTTTAATATCAGGATCAACTGTTTGCGCACCGTTGCAATAAATTAAAGATGGTTTTGGAACGTAAGCGTTTTGGTCTTTGTCAAATATTGTTGCAGTTATAAAATCCGTTGCAGTTTCTCTTTCAAACATAAAGTTTTCAAAAGGTAAAGCCACCTCGTAAGTTTCAGAAAATGCGCTATTTTGATTCTCAAAATTTAAATCACCGTATTCTTTATTAAACGCACTTCTAAAAAACTCATTTAACAAATTAATTGATTTTTCATATTTAAACGCTATTCTTTTAAATAACTGCGGAGGGTTTATATCTATGCTATCTGTGATAACATATTCTGTTATATCTATAT